GTAAAGAACGCATTGTTTAATGGTTGACCCTGCACTATAATTGGAGGCTCTGCATTACCAGTTAATACGGATACAGACCCTGGATTAGCATAGTTATCTTCAAATTCTTCTATGTCTGCACTTGGTATATCTGTTTCTCTAAGGAATACTTTAGGGTTAGACATTAACTGAGCATTAAGCAAGACAACACCATAGCTCTTGTTAATAAACTTTTGAAGGTCTTTAAGAAAATGTATCTCTCCACGCTTGTATGGATTTTCTGTGTCTTCTACATATACAGGTATAATAGGATACTCAGAAATAGGACTTGGCAATTCCTCTCTAAAGGAATGTCTAAAGCCAATAACTGTATCTTTTATTATCTTAGACCTTACTTCACCAGTATCCTCAGTGCGATAAAATTCTTTTCTATAGCACTCATACAGGTTTACATACAGCTTATCATAGCTGTATACTTTCTGGATAAAAGCATTTGCTGCTTCGGCTGCTCCAGTATCATGCGAAGCATAGTCATAATAAGAGCTAGGAACTTCATACACTACGTCTGCAACACCATATACACTTTTTACGTACTCGATAGGAACATACCTGCGAATACATATCATCTCTGCATCTTCAAACATAGGATGCTTGGAGGATGGGTCAACAATGACATCATCAAAAGATAACAATACTGATTTAACCTTTTTATCCTTAGAGTATATAACATGATGATACTTAATGTTATCTATCTGTGCATCTTTAATTGTGCGTCTAAAAGTTGTTACTCCGCCACTGTTATGCCATGCCCAATCAAGAAGCTTGTTGCCTAGAGCGGCTTTAAGATTATCATCATCCCCCATAGCCACTAGTTTATACTTAGGGACATTAGAGGCAAGCATACCAGACATGCCTCTTATGGCTTTTCTTATCTTGTTAATTACTATATAGTGCTGGCCTCGCTCCTGTATTTGTTTAATCTCTTCACTTGTTGCTTGATGCCCAAAGTAAAAAGCTCTGTTGTCGAGGCACTCTGCTCTCCATGCGGCATACATATTGTTCTCATAGGTAGAGAGCTTATACCATAACTTGCCTGATTCCTCAGGGCTAAGCTGTATTAGTTGTCCCATTGTATATCCCTTTCGTTAATAAGAGTGTAAGAGACTATTGCTGACTTTACGTATTTCACTTGTAGCCTAACAAGGCTGATGATATAGCTGAAGTCCTCTGGCACTTGTACAACTTGGCAACCAGCAGAGAACTTGCCTATAGTTTTGGCAATGCTATTCTCTAATGCTCTGTGGAAATTAAATCCACCAAGTTCAGGATATACAGAGAGGGCTCCGCCCAACAGGTCGTTCTTGTCATTATCTCTAAGGACACGAATGGCTGTGCGTTGCACTAAAGCAACATAACCCTTGTGCTTACCCAATATCCACATACTTCTATATTGACCTTCAGGTATAATGGCTGTGCCACTAGCATTGAGTGGGTTGCGTAAATAGTACTTGCCTGGATCACAGGTAAAAGGCGCACAGAACACTCTCTCGTTGCCGTCAGCGTCTTTATATGCAACGGCTATAGTGTCGTTAAAGGTATCGTCATGCTTAGCATTGCTACGAATACCTATGAAGTTAAGGTCATAAGGCGCAGTAAACCATGCGTAGCCTTTAGATTTGGCGATACTATATAGCTGTTTATAGGTTGGAGTTATCATTATACTATCCATCCGCCTGCTGTTAATCTCAGCAACACATTGTAGCCGATAATAAAACCAGCATTGCCAGCTAAAACGTCAACCAGTGAGTCCAGCCCACGCTCTTTCACGAGTGTCCAGAACGGCTTTCCGCTGCGTTGCCATTGCCGATATTCTACGTCTATTGTGACTATGAGAGCCACTATATTCGGGAACCAACCCAGCCCCTGCGCCTTGCCGAGAAATGCAAACGCCCATGCGAGTATGCCAAGCAAAAGCATTAGCACGAAATGCTTGTGAGTATTAGTTAATTTCATCTTCCACCTCTGGCTCTATGTGTACTATTGGGCAATCGTTCAGTATGT